TAGGACCTTGTAATCTTCTAGCCTTTACTAATTTATCTACTCTCCAATCTCTACCATCAACTCTAACAATGCTTGATTCTTTTGCGTGAGTATTTACACCAAACCAAATCATAGCTTCAGGCGACATCAAACCCTCTATATTAGTTGCCTTATCTATTTCTGTAATATATCTGAATCTTACTTTCTCGTGATATGCGTCAGTTACAATCTGAGTTCCATATATATCGTCTTCAGTTTCAAATATAATTGCATCTTGTTGTAATGCGTGGTCTATTAAACTCATAATAGAATCTTTTTTCTCATATCTAAAGTAGAAACCAAATTCCTAACTTCACTATCCTGTTCATCACTTGTAAGGAGTTCATAGGAATATCCTTCAATACTTTCTTTCTTAAACCCTCTATTAGTAGAAGCGTTACCAATATATCTTCCTACTAAAGCTGTGCATACACTTACTACATCAGCAGGAACTTCTCCATCTGTAAACTTACCATAGACCTTTACAGAGGCTCTCCTATTAGGGAATATATAATGTCTTAAAGCAACGGATTCTGTAACAAGCCTGTTAAGTGGATAAGCAATAAAATCATCAGGAAGTAATGTTAGATAAACTGCTCCTGAAGTATCTAATATCTCAATCTTTGTAATCTCCTTTACACTATCATTTAACCTAATCTCTTTCATTCCATTTCCATCATATATCTTTGAAGAGGCTGTTGGGTCATTTCCATCAATATCATTCCATATCCTATTCGTGTATGAGTTTATGAATTGAGAAAAGTATTCTATGAAACCATCTAGGAGGGTGCTTTCGCTAGTTGTTAAACTCCTACCTAAATATGCTTCTACATTGGCTTTATTTGTGTATTTGCTCATCTTTTTTCTTCTTTGAAATAATAGGCTTCTTGTTTATTCTTTGCTTTATAGACAAGATAGCACGATTGATATATTGATTCATCATAACTATATTGTAGCATAAAACAAAACTCCCTGCATTACACAGGGAGCTTCAAGTCTATTCTACTGTCCTTAGATTAGGAGGCAGAAGCAGCTGTCTTAGCTACTGAAAATGCAGCAGGGAATCTAACTTTTGCGTTCATTCTCTTTACTGCTCTCATTGCTTTCATATCCTGTGTGATAAGGTTCAAGTCATTTCCTTGTGTAACCTCATCTGGGTCGCCTACTATACCTGAATCAAATATTTGAATACTCATTCCTGTTCTTTCTCCAAGAGTTACATATTTCAAATCTCCAAATGCCATAAATGCTGTTTCTGGAGCATCATCTGCGATTCCTGGTAATACATCTACTAATTCATAAGGCTTACCGAGTATTGTAGATGGAGTTCCATCTGCCATTGCTCTTTGCCATATTGGTCTTTTTTCCGAATCTTTAATCTTCTGAATTACTGCTAACATATCTTTATTTAACCAGAATCTACCATTCTTTGAAGATTGTGTTGGAACACCCCAAACCATATCTACAATATCATCATAGGTTAAATCTTCAAAGCTATCTCCAATTAATGTTACTACGTTAGTTCCACTTACAGAAAGGATACCTTTATTCTTAGGTGATACTGCTGATGTTTCAGTAAATACCAATTCATCTTCCTTCTTAGAGAATGCCCTAGCAAATCTATTTACTGCGTCATTCCAAAGGTCAATAGCTGATTCCTCTTCAAGCTCATCCGTTATTGGTAAGATACCAGCGAATTTTCTCCAAAGTAATGTTATCTTCTCATAACTATTCTTTGTAGATGTCTTTGTTCCTGCCTCATCTGTATCAAATACCTCTAAATCATCATCACCAAGTAAGAATGAAAGAGTTGATTTTGTAGATCTTCTGACATTAGCAAATTTTCTAGCAACACCTAATTCCTCTTCAAGTCTTTCAACCTCAGCTACAAATTCACCTGGAGGTAGTAAAGCACTATCCTCATCAGTATTCATTGCTGATTTGTATTTTGTTAAATCACCTTGAGATAATCCAACTACATACATTTTGAATAACTCTTCCTTGGAGTATTCTTTTGTATCGGCTATTGTTTTATTTATTTCCTTTTCACTTCCTTTAATATCTTTTACTTCGACTGGATCTAACTCTTTCTTGAGTTTATCTCCAAAAGCATTTAGCTTTTCATCCATCTTAGCTAAGATATCATCTCCTGAATCCTTCTCAACAAGAACAGAAGCAAATTTTTCTTTTTGCTCGTCTGTCAATTCAGATACATTTGATTTAAGAACCTCGACTTCGTTTAAGGTCAAGTCGCCAACTTCCTTTTCTAAAATTTGTTTTATATTTTTCATACTTCTAATATAGCAATCTAAAATATCTGTGTCAATACCTTTTGCTTTTGCTAACAATAAAGCATTAGGATTGGCTGGAATTGGAACTGCACTATATTCCAATAATTCACTCTTTGTATAAGTATTTCCTTCTTCATCAAGAGGTATGAATCCAATAGAAAATGCACTCATAAATCCTCCCTTGTAAAGATTGTAAACTTCTCTAGCAAGGTCAGATATACCAGTTGCAAATTCCATTTCTGTTTTCAATACCATTTTCTTTCCTATCTTCTCTTTTGTTAATGAAAGAGTTTTACCAATAGGTGGCAATGAATAATCGTGCGCCCACATAACAACAGGATTCTTCTCGTAATTCTTGATGTCTATTCCTTCAATATCTACCACTTCTCCACTTCTATCAACATCATTAGTAGATACTATGGCTTCGAGTTTACCTTCTCCAAGGTCTTTAACTTTTGCATTAAAGATTTTGTATATTGTTTTGTTTTTCATATCTAAATGATAGCAAGAAAAATGCTATTCTTCAATGACGGGTAAAATAGTGCATTCGCAGTTGTGAGATACAACACCCTTTGCAACATAGCTTTCATCTTCTTCTACTGAGAAGTTATATAACCTCTCTCCTTGGAAGTCTTTGAGGGCTTCTGTCTTAATAACAGGTGTAGAAACAAACCTTGCTCCACCACTTAGCAATATCTGAGGCTGACAAGTGTTTTCTAGCTTCCTATGACAAACACAACAAACAGTTACCAAGTTCTCTAAGGAGTTATCCTTTGATTTTCTGTAAGGGTTGATATGATGAACCTGTAATGGCTGTTTATACTTCTCCATGTGTTCTTCTTCTGTAAGACCACACTCCTGACATTCAAATCCATCCCTTTCTCTTGCTTTCAATTTTATAGTGTCCCAATCCTTACCTCTCCACCATACTTTACCACCTTGCCATAAGTGATGTAATACTCCTGTTCTGTTAAACATATAATTCTTTTCTCCTTTCTTGGATTCTGATATCTTCTTTCTAACATCTTCATTTGCAAGTTGGCACTTCATACAACAATAATCTTTCCACTCTGGAACAAGCTCTCCACAATTCTCACACTCTTTGGCTTTTACGAATAACTGGTCTTCTGTGGTCAAATCCTTTGCAAGTATCCAACCTCTTTGTGTCAAGAATGGGTGTTCTGGTGTTACTGTAAAGCTGTTCCTTAGCAATGACCTATGATTCTTCTCTTTTCCCTTTCCTCTAAATGTTACCCTTACTGCATCTCCTTTGTATCTTGTCTTGTCTTCCAATACCCTCAATACCTTTCTGTATCTTCCTTTATGTGTCAATACCATATCACCAACCTTTATATCCCCTATATTCTTCTCTCCTTTGTCCGTTGTTATCTTGACTGTATGATGAAGAAAACAATTAGGGTGAAGTGGAGGATGATCCACATTCTCGTAGTCTACATTAAAGAACCTGTCACCTGCTTGAACCTGTGTTCCTTGTAAAGCATAACTCTCGTATAATCCAACTGTATTGCCATTCAACTCTTCACAAAACTCACAGGCTCCTGGATTGGCTCTCCACTCTTGTTTAGTTACAACCTTACTTTGTCTATACGATTCAAGTGCAGATTGATTACTCATTGCAATAGTTTCTGTTCTAGATATCAATTCAGCCTTTGTATCTTCTATATTCTTATATACTTTTCTAACTCTTTTCTTCAAATCAGTTAAACTATCTCCATTTACTATCCCCTCTTGTATAGTAGAACTCAAATCATCAACTATATTCTTATTAAGAGTATCCAACATCTTATCTGTTCTATCTGTTATATACTTTCTAATTGATTCACCTAATTCTATTGGTTCTTCCATTCCTACTAATTCACCTGCTATGCTAGATTGCTCTTTGAACAAATCTATTCCGAAAGGTATTAGTATTCCTCTTAACTTTGTTTTGAAAGCAATGATATCAGGAATCCAATCGTCTAAATCTTTCTTTCTTATACCCTTACCTGTATTATTCTCTAATATCTGCTCTAATTGTGAATTGAGTTCTTTCCTTAGAATTGTTTTGTATTTTCTAGCCCATACATTTACATTTCTATATAACAACTGTCTAAATATCTCACCTTGTCCTTGTCCTATTCTTATTACCTTAGTAGTTTCTTCCTCATTCTCTTTTACTGATTCCTCTACTGGTTCTTCTTCTGGTTCTTCAACAGGAGCAGGTGGAGTAGATGGTTCTTCTGGTTGCTCTGGTTCTGTTGGTTCTTCTACTGGAATATCTCCAACTGTTGCAACCATTGTTATCGGCATATAGATATAATCTCCTCCTTTTAGTGGTTTATCCCCTCTTTCTTTTCTTATATCATTTATAGTTAGCCATTTATTTAACCCTTTATCATATTCTTCTATCTTGTCTTTCTCATTGATAGAGGTCATATCCTTGTATGAAAGATAAACCTTATCACCCCAAACTGGTTCTACAAGGAATGCGTTGATATGGTCCATAAATCTATCTACCTTTGGTCTTATTACATATTCTATAAATACTGATTTTGATTCTCTTGCATTTGCTCTATTTACATCATCAGTTATACCAAGCATAGTCTTAGATACTCTAAACATTATCATAATATCATCTCTAGTTAAGTTCTTAATCTCTGGTAGTGCTATATCTCCTAACTCCATTCCTAATCTCTGATAATGAAGCCCATCTACATCTTTGAATAGCATAGTTTTACCTGCATTCTTTGTTCCTGAATATTCATCTTTGAAAGTTCTTTTAACCTTTTCCCATTGGTCTTCATCTATTGTTCCTTTAATCCCTAATATTCCTGATGGTCTTCCTGCATTATATATAGAGTTCTTAGTCCAATCTGAAGCGAACTCTTCTGTCTGTATATACATTTGAGCAGCCTCAATCGCTCCCATACCTCTATATGGATTCAAAGGATTAGGATACTTGAAGTGCAATATCTCCTCCTTATCAAACGCTGTTTTCTCTCCATTACCTTTTGAAAGTAAATACCCTTTAACTAATCCTCTAGGGTCTTGTTTATCTAAAACTACATCTACTAAATCAGGTCTTAATAAATATAATTCTTTAGGTTTACCAGTTCTTACTCCTCTAGCAATATACCAGAATGATTCACCTATTAAATCCATATAAGTAAAATGCCTCTCCAAAAATTGAAATTGTGATTCCATTGGATTAGGTTTTCTTAGTAGAGTTAATAATTCGTGGTCAAATATCTGTTTATCTCCTTGACCTATTCTCTGATACATCTCAGGCTCTAATCCTGCACAGTTTTCGGCTATTGAACTAACTATCGTATAGACATATCTCCTATACTGATTCAATAAATCTGTTTTACTCCAATTAGATGGACTAAACCAACTTATGAATCCTGGACTACCTATGGAATTACCCAAAAAGAACTTGCTAATATTATGGCTTGCTCTTTGTAAAGTTTTTTGTATATTCATACTAATATGATACGGTTAAAATACAACAAAATCAAACCCACTACTATTGATTGTTCTGTATGCCATCTCTAAAGCGTCTAGCACATCTAGATTTTCTGATTCTGGATAATCTTGCATCTCTTTCCATAACTCATTTCCTCCTTTGAAATATATTTGACCTGTATTTATAGCAGGTTCTAAACTCTCAATCCTTGATATCTTATCCCTATTTTGTGTAATACCTTTGAATGGTATTCTCTTTCCTAACTCTTTACTCTTTTCATCTATTGTTTGCAGAAAATACTTTTGAAATTGAATACTCTCTATTACAAATCTTGTAAAAGTATATGGCATATTAAAGATTGCTCTAATAGTTTCATCTGGCTTCATTTGAGTTCCTATACTCTCCACCTCATATATCTGACCTTTACTATCTACTCCTAAAACAACTATCCCTACTAAACTACCGTTCTTAGCCTGTCCTAATGCTGGGTCTAATGCTCCATAGTATTTTAATTCATTCGGCAATACATCATACTTTGTGGGCTTGAAATAGGTATATTCATTCTCTTGTGGAAACTCTACTAACATATATCGCTTCCAATCCCTTGAGGTCATACTCTTTTTCTTTCTGGCTAATGCTGATTCTTTAATCCTGTATTCTGCTATCGCTTGTTCTAATCCTATCCTAACTTTATGATATGCTGGGTCTTTAGAGGCTGTTTCAAATACGCTCTTTTCAATACAATTACCACTCTGAATAAGTTTTCCCCAACCATTATCTTCTTCTGTCATTCTTACTATCTTTGAATATTGTTCTTCTCTCCTAATCAATCCTGCTTCTTCTAATATAACTACATCTCCACCCTCACCTACTACTCCTTCTCCTTCTTTAGATATATTCTTACTATCAACTGATGTTACATATATCCAACCTCCCTGAACCCATCTTAGTGCTGTTTTACTTAATTGAATTTTCAACTTATCTATTATCTCTGTATTCTCTGCGTTAATAAGCCCTGCATATAAATCTGGGTGGTCGCCTATATGCTGTAAAATATATTCCATAATCTTCTTAGCCTTATCCATTGAACCTGCAACTATTGGAACTTTAAGATGATACAAAACTGCTAATAATATTGCCCCCATAGCAATTACTTCACTCTTACCATATCTAGTTGGTGCTGATATCCATACTTCTTTGTAAACTGGGTTCAATATTGCCTCCATAATACAAGCCTGACCTCCTGTAAGTTGATATGGCTCTCCTTTCTTATTCTTGAAGTAACTAGCTATTAAAGTTTTAAGAAATCTCTCCTTCTTCGGGTCTAGTTTCTGTATCTCCTGCTTTGGTATCGTTGCCTGATTGTCCTCCATCTTTTAATACATTCGTTAATAAATTAGCAATCTGCTCCGTGCTGTTTATTGGTTTGTTATCACTTGTAACATCTGATTTTCTCTTATAGTTAGCATACTTCATTTGCATAGCCTCCCAATATCTAAAATCTTTAACACCTCTTCTTAATCCAACTTTATCTAACCAAGGCTTAATGTCTTCCATATAGGCTTCCCAAGTTTCTTTTACCCACTCTTTATATCCATCTTTCCTTTCCCATTGGTAAGTCATCTTTCTGAGAGATTCTTCCTTTGGAATATCCTTCTCGCTGACACCATCATCTTTCATCATCTCTATCGCCTTTCTGGATATATCTGCTCTATTTGGCTTCGTATGAGGGTCTGCATATGCCTTCCAATAATATTGCTCTGCTTTTGTTGGTTTATATGGCTTCTTATTTTCGCTATTCATTCGCTATAAAATTATAGATTATTTATAAAACTTATGACCACACTTAGGACAGGTTATCTCCTCTTGTTCCTTAGGTTCTTCTTCTAGGTCCTCATCTCCTGTTCCGTAGTCATTCCAATCAAAATCAAATAGTTTAGAATATTCATCAAACTCTTCATCACTATATCCTAATAACTCCTTTACATCATCTTCTTCCATATCTTGGTCTCTATACCAGCCTACAACTTCTGCTACCTTTAATTCACTAATAGGAACTTTCTTCTGCTCTTTAATCAATGTGATTGCCCTTGCTAATCTATCATCTATCTTTCCTATATTATTAACTCTGATTTCGGTATATCCTAACTCTTTACAAGCTGTCCATCTATGAAACCCATCTAGTATCTCATACCCATCTTTATATTCTCTAACTGTGATTGCTTCAAACAAACCTTTCTTTTCTATTTCGTTTTTAATTTCTTCATAATGCTCTTTGTTCTCTGTGTTTTCTTCAATAGATTCTTTAGGATTCCAAGTGTTAGGTCTTACTTTAGATATATCTACAATTAAATCTTTACCAATAATATTATTCATTCTCTTTATAGTTAAAATTAATTCCACACATCTCTGGACAATCTTTACACACTCCAATATAAGTATCAGGATAAAACCTACTCATATACACTTCGCTGTTTATATCCATTATTTTCTTTACTTTAATAATACCACTTTTAACCATAGGGTATGATAATGGAACTCTTAATGGATTGTCAATTATATAGTCATTCTTAAACAACTCATCTTGTATTTCTGCCAACCTCTTTCCTTCTTCTGATTCTCTGTTAAAATCACAACTGATTATTCTCAATACACTCTTACCATACTTCTTATATTTCTCATACTGTTCCAACCTATACTTAATCTGTTCTTCTGTATCCAATGCTGATAGAGATGTGTTTATTATTACACCTAATCCTCCTAACTCTTTCATTTGTTCATCTGTTAATCCTATCCAATGTTTAGTTATTATTACTATTGGCTTCTTTGAGTTAGCAACCCACCTACATATTCTCAAAGTGTAATCCCAGTTATGACAAGGGTCGCCCATTGTTCCTATTCTTACAAACTCCTTTTGACTTCTGAAAATAGTTTTACCTATACTCCTCATTTGTTGTTTACTCTTTAACCATCTTGTTATTGACTTACTAAAATCTATCCCCCTAAATGTTGCTATCTTATACGCATAACACAAACCCCAACAACCTTTCTCACAATTCATACAACCTAATGTGCAACCTTTTACAGTATCTAAATCTAACACTCCTTTCTGATTTTCTTCTATTGTTAATTCATCTTTATATGTTCTTATTCCCATTTCACACCTTTCTTTTCCCAAAGTTTAGTTACTTCATTTTCTAGTTTTAAGAAATGTTTAATGTTCTTTAAGTTTCTTTCCGTGTAGTGTAAAGGTCTATACATTGAACTATCTTTAACCCCTGCCACCTGATTAAACTTTGCACCTGCTAACCAACTTGTAGAATCTGCTGAATAAAAGGGATATTTTTTCATATACCTTTCACCTGTTATTGCAAATCCGTGAACCTTTTTCGGCCAGTAGTTTTTAATCACAGAAAAGCAATTATCTAACCAAGCAGATACTCTTGGATATGTTCTTAATTGTGCAACTCCTCCAAGTGCAATGTAGTCATAATTCTTACAATAATCTTCTAGGAAAGAATAATCTTCTCCAAAATGGAATGTAGGAATAGGGTCTAATCCTGCCTTCTTCATAATATCACAGTTAGATTTAGTCTGCTTCTCATCTCCAATCACATCTAGTCCTGCATATACTTCACAATTCCAATTAATGAGGTCTTTAATATATTCGTTTATATCTACTTCCTCTTTACCTGTGAAGACACTAAATGCACCACTATCAATAAACCAATGTTTTTTAGGTGTTGTTTTTTGTCTTTTAAGTTGTGGGTAAGCAACCAAACAATTTAACTTATCAAATTCTTCTTTTGGAATATTAAGTTGAGATTCTGCCATTCCTGCAAAGAATATTTTCATTTCTTTTTATTTACCAATTTACTTAACTCATCTCCCTTGTTTAGAAGTTTTTTATACTTCACCTGACTTCTTAAATATTTATATAATTTCTGCCTTTCCCCAACCATTAACTTCCTTTCTCTATTATATACTTTCCACATCATTGTATATTGTCTTAAAAACCCCGGTGGCATTTCTCCAACTCTCTCTAAATAACTACTCCAATGCTCTCTATTTCCTCTACACTTCCCTAAATCTATTTCTGATATATCAACAACTCCATTCTCTATATCTTCTTCTGTTGCTTTTTTAATCTCTTGTTTTGTGAATATATCCATTACTCCAAATAAGTGGTCTGCTTTCTTAGGAATATCCCAACTATTTGTAGATATTACTATCGGACATTTTAATTCAAACTCATTTGCTACCTGCAATCTCCTCTCCCAATTAGTATCCTTAAAATAATTGATACCTCCTACTTTTATTAAACCATTAGGAAGTTTTTCCTTTTTAGGTGATGCCGATATTCCAAACTTAATCTGTGATACACAAAAATCTAAATCTAACATTCCTAATCCACACATTAGTAAATCAGAGTATATTTCCCAACAAAAGAATCCACTAACCAAAGCACCCTTAACTTCAAACACTTGGAATCTGTTATCTAGGTTATCTTCCTGCACTAATCCATAAGTTCCAACACCTTTTAATGTATAAGCAGGTTCTACAAACTTAGTTATCTTTCCTTTTAATTCCTTATCTATAAACCACATTCGTTCATAATTCTCCCCATTTTCTTTTTCTATTAAACCTACTATTAAACCTATATTGTATTTATTAGACAGCTCTAATAATCTAGGTAATAATTCTTCCTCTGTGAAAGAGGACTTGTCAGACATAATATAATCCCCTCCAAAGTATTCCTGCGGTGTTACAAAGATATCAGGACTATATTTTTTAATCTGTTCTTCTAACCAATTAAACTTTTCCTCAAAAGTATAGTGCTGTTTAGGTACACAGGTTGCTATTTTCATTCTTCGTAGTTTTAACTTTAGACAAATTACATCTCTACACCGTCTTTATCTTTAACCAAGTATATCCCTGGTAATGAAATAAAAGTCATAATCATTTTGATTATTAGTTGTACTGTAATCATACTCCACAATACTGACCAAGGTAGAATTCCCCAGAATGCTACTACTACAAATATCAAACTATCTACTATTGCTGATACGAAGTTAGAACTAAGAACTCTAGCCCATTGAAACTTTCTAGTAATCTTATTAACAAAGAAAGAATATACCTGTGTATCTACAACTTGTCCTACAACCTCTGCTAATAAAGATGCTAAAACAATTCTCCAAACCGAATCAAATATAATTGCAAACTCACCTTGTAAAGCCCAATGTGCTGTGTCTGCTGGTAACCAAATTGCTAATTGAAATAGTGCTACCATAATTACATTAAGAAATCCCGACCAAAGAACTACTCTTAATGTATCCTTTCTTCCCAATGTCTTATGTAATATATCTCGGATAGTAAATGTTAAAGGATATAACAATACTCCCACCGTTGTACTCATTCCCAAGATTATGGTAATCTTGAGTGCCAGTATATCTGCGAAAATCTGAAATGCAATATACATAGATATTACTGCGATAGCAGGGGCTCCGACTGCTACGCCTACTTCTTTTATGGATTTACCCATATGTTTTATGAAATAAAATTATACTATCTTCAATATACAACACTTATGGAACTTTAACAATGCTTTTTTTTAATTTCCATTTGGATTGTTTTTTAGCTCTTTCAGGTCTTTGAGCTTTCTTTTTTCTGTGTGCCATTGTAT